TCGTACGAAGCTTCGATGACTGGAAGGCCGCCGTGCGCGAGCACATGGCACAGACCGGACAGGTCACCAACGCGCTGGCTGTTCGCATGGACGCCGAAGACCGCATGGCGGCACACAACGTGCGGTGCCTACTTTCTGACGCCCCCAAGATCAGGCGCAAGGGATGCAACCTCGCCAGCGCAATCGCCATCGCCGAATCCGTTGGACTGGAAATCCATCTTTCATACAAGAATGAAACCTGATGCCAAGCAAATCACCCGCACAGAAGCGCCTGATGCAGGCGGCAGCGCACTCCCGGTCGTTCGCAAAGAAGGTCGGCGTCCCTATGTCCGTCGCAAAGAAGTTCGTGCGGGCGGACAAGGCGAAGGCAGCCAAGCGCCGCGCCCGGTAGGCGAAACGCCCAGAAAGCGCGGTGGGCAAACGGTTTACACACAGGAATTGGCCGACGAGATCTGTCTGCGCCTGTCCAATGGCGAATCGCTCAACGCCATTTGTAAGACCACCGGCATGCCAGGCGAGGCAACCGTCAGGGACTGGCAGTTGAATGACCTGAACGGATTCGCCGCGAAGTACGCGCACGCGAGAATTGCACAAGCGCACCGTTGGGCTGAGGAGATCGTCACCCTGTCAGACATGACCCCCCCGCTTACCCCGGACGGTCGGTACGACTCTGGCGCCGTAGCTCACCAGCGCCTCATGGTCGATACGCGCAAGTGGTTGCTGTCAAAGGTGTTGCCCAAGGTGTATGGCGACCGCGTCAATCTGGACCACGCTGGCGAAATCACCCTGACCGTCATCACGGGCGTGCCAAGTGCCGATAAGTCTTGACTACAACCCGCGCCAGTGGCAGCGGGAATGTCACCTGAAGCGCAAGAGGTTCACCGTTCTTGCCCTGCACCGACGTGCTGGCAAGACGGAACTCGCCATCATGGAGCTTCTGGACAAGGCTCTGAAATGCAAGCAGCCGCTTGGGTTCTACGTGTACATCGCACCGTTCCTTCGCCAGGCCAAGGCCATCGCTTGGGCGCGTCTCAAGGACAAGCTGCGCCCGATGCGCACGACTGGGGCCATCGACATCAACGAGGTGGATCTGGCCGTCGTGTTCAAACACAATGGCGCGACCATTCGCCTGTTCGGCGGCGACAACCCCGACGCCCTGCGCGGCGTCCGTCTCGACGGCTGCGTGATTGACGAGGTCGCTCAGATCAAGCCCGAGGTCTGGACCGACATCGTTCAGCCTGCCCTGTCCGACCGCAAGGGCTGGGCGATGTTCATCGGAACGCCGTCCGGAATCAACCTGTTCAGCGAGCTTTTTTACCGCTCCAACGGCCTCGAGGACTGGTGGTCTGCCCTCTATACCGTCGATGATACGGACGCCATCGACCGTGACGAAGTCAAGCGCCTGCGCCGCGACATGCCAGAGTCGGCGTTCGCACGCGAGTACCTATGCGACTTCAGCGCAGCCGGCGACGATCAGCTCATTACTTTGTCCGACGCTGAGTCAGCGGCACGGAGACGATACTCAGACGGCGACATCGTGGACGCTCCGCTCGTTGTCGGCGTTGACCCTGCCCGGTTCGGTGATGACCGTAGCGTCATCATGCTGCGCCAAGGGCTAGTAGCGTTCGAGCCGCAGATTTACCGGGGCATCGACAACATGAGCCTGGCAGGTCGGGTAGCCAACGTCATCGAGGAGCGCGACCCGGACGGCGTGTTCATCGACGTCGGCGGCGGGGCAGGCGTGATCGACCGCCTGCGCCAGTTGGGATACGGGATCGTGGAGGTGAACTTCGGCGGCAAGCCCAACAACCCCGGCCTGTTCGTCAATAGGCGCACCGAGATGTGGTGGACGATGCGGGAATGGCTCGAGCAGGGCGGCTCGATCCCCAACGACCCGTTCCTGAAGGCCGAACTCGCCACCCCAACGTACTCGTACGACAGCAACGGCAGACGGGTGCTCGAGTCCAAGGACGACATCAAGCGCCGGCTACAGGGCGGGGCCAGCCCGGACATCGCCGACGCGCTGGCCCTGACGTTCGCGTTCCCCGTGGGCAAGCAACTCCCACGCGAGGTGCGCGACCGCATCGACACTCGGCCAGGCGACTACGACCCATACGAGGGCATGGAATGATCCGATTAGCAACCCGCGATGACGTTCCTGCGCTGCTGACGATGGGCAGGCAATTCATCCAGTTCAGCGAGTACAGGTCGATCAACGACCATCTAACCGATGAGCAACTAGCGAACGGTATAAGCGCGGTCGTTGACTGTGGAGTTTCGTTTGTTGCGCTCGACGGCGAGCAAATCATCGGCGGCATCCTTGGCGTAATCGGCCCGCTCTGGTTTGCGCCGCACGTTCAGACCGCCGTTGAGCTCGCGTGGTGGGTCGATCCTGCGTACCGTGGGATGGCCGGCATCAGGCTCATGCAGGCCTTTGAGGATGAGGCCAAGCGCAGAGGACTCAAGTACGTGGCGATGAGCGATCTGGTGATGAATGGGCGAGATGAGACACCTGCCGCAAGAATCCTCGGCATCATGGGTTACACTCTGACCGAGCGGATGCATTCCAAGGAGATTTGACATGGCAGCGATTAGCACTATCGCCGCAGTAGCGGCAGCAACGGCAGCGGCGGCAGGAACCGGGTATGCCGTGTACGCCGGAGAACGGGCCGATAAGGCACAAGAGCAGGCGCTCGGCGAACAGCGGCAAGCGCAAACGCAGGCACAAGCACAGGCCGCGTCGCAACAGCGCCGCAGCGCCCAGGCTATGGCCGCAGCCAACCGCCGGCAGCCTGACATGGGCAGCATCATGGCTGGCGCAGCTGAGGGCGCAGGTGGCGGGCCGACCAGCACCATGCTGACCGGACCGACCGGCGTCAACCCGCAGGATCTGGCGCTCGGTCGCAGTTCACTCCTCGGAGGGTAATCGTGAGCGAATACACCAGCGACGCACAGTCATACCCCAGCGCACCGACACGCGACAAGCTGTTCACGCGGTGGGGGCAGCTCAAGTCTGAGCGTGCGTCGTGGCTCTCGCACTGGCAGGAGATCACCACCTACCTGCTACCACGCAACGGGCGCTACTTCCGCCAGGACCGAGACAAGGGCTGGCGCCGCCACAACAACATCTACGACAACACGGGCACCCGCGCATTGCGCACGCTCGGAGCTGGCATGATGGCGGGCGCCACGAGCCCAGCGCGTCAATGGTTCCGCTTGGCAACCGCCGACCCGGAACTGAACTCCTACCAGCCCGTCAAGTTGTGGCTCGATGACGTGACGCGCCGCATGCAGTTGGTCTTCCAGAAGTCCAACACCTACCGCGCACTGCACACGATGTACGAAGAGCTCGGTGCGTTCGGCACTGCCACGAGCATCGTGCTGCCCGACTTCAAGAACGTCATCCACCACTACCCCGTCACGACGGGCGAGTTTTGCATCGCTACCGACGCGCAGGGCCGCGTTGACACGCTGTACCGCGAGTTCGAGATGACGGTCGCCGCGATGGTCAAGGAGTTCGGCTACAAGAACTGCTCCACGACCGTGCGCAACATGTACGACCGTGGCACGCTCGACCAGTGGATTCCGGTCATCCACGCCATCGAGCCGCGTTCCGACCGCGACCACAAGAAGCGCGACAACAAGAACATGCCGTGGGGTTCGTGGTACTTCGAGGTCGGCGGCGAGGACGGCGTGTTCCTGCGAGAGAGCGGGTTCGAGCAGTTCCCCGCGCTCGTCCCGCGCTGGGCTACCGCCGGCGGCGACATCTACGGCAACAGCCCGGGCATGGAGTCGCTTGGCGACATCAAGCAGCTACAGCACGAGCAGTTGCGCAAGGCGCAGGCCATCGACTACCAGACCAAGCCGCCGCTCCAAGTGCCCGTGTCCATGAAGAACCGCGACGTCGAGACGCTGCCCGGCGGCATCTCGTTCGTGGACGGCGCGTCAGCAGGCATCAAGACGGCGTTCGAGGTCAACCTCAACCTCCAGTACCTGCTCAACGACATTCAGGACTGCCGCGAGCGCGTGCGTGGTGCGTTCTATGCCGACATGTTCCTGATGCTGGCCGGCCAGCCGAACACCCGCATGACGGCTACCGAAGTCGCCGAGCGCCACGAGGAGAAACTGCTCATGCTCGGGCCCGTGCTCGAGCGCCTGCACAACGAACTGCTCGACCCGCTGGTGGACATCACGTTCACGCGCATGTTGCAGGGTGGCATTATCCCGCCAGCGCCCGAGGAGTTGCAGGGCATGGACCTGAACGTCGAGTTCGTCAGCATGCTCGCCCAGGCGCAGCGTGCCATCGGCACTAACTCGGTGGACCGCTTCGTCGGTAACCTCGGCCAGATCGCCACGATGAAGCCGGACATCCTCGACAAGTTCGACAGCGACCAGTGGGCCGACATCTACGCCGACATGCTCGGCGTTGACCCGTCGCTCATCATCGCCGACAAGGAAGTCGCA